TATAGTAGATGTGACCCGTGTAGAAGATTGTGAATGTGTCTGCATTAAGGTATCTAATGAGGATGAATTGTATGTCACTGACGATTATATAGTAACTCACAACACTACACTTGCTTTAAGTTCACCCAAACCGTTATTGCTTGATTTTGACGGTGGCGTTCACCGTGTGAATGCAGCCCACCGTGTAGACACCGTGCAAATTTCCAAATGGGAAGAGGTGGATGAAGTTCTTACGAGCGGAGAAATTGCCGAATACAAGACCATCGTTATTGATACGGCAGGAAAAATGTTATCCTTCATGGATAAATATATAATGAAGAACAATCCCAAAATGAAGAAAGCGGACGGCACACTGTCCCTGCAAGGATATGGAGTACGAAAGAACATGTTCATCAACTTCGTAAACCAAGTCACACTAATGGGTAAATCAGTAATATTCGTAGCCCATGAACGCGAGGAAAAGAACGGAGAAGACAAACAGATACGCCCGGAAATCGGAGGTTCTTCAGCCGGTGACCTGATTAAAGAACTTGATCTTGTAGGCTATATGGAAGCCATAGGCAAGGACAGAACCATCTCCTTTGACCCATGTGAGAAATTCTATGGAAAGAATACCTGCAACCTCCCGGCACGCATGAAGATACCGGTTATCATTAATGAAGAAGGTACAGTCACCGGCCAGAACGACTTTATGACAAAGATTATAAACACTTATCAAACCTACCAGACCAAACAAACAGAACTGTCTTCTGAATATGAGGATTTGATGGAAATTATCAAAGAACAAATAGCTATGGTAGCGGATGCGGACACGGCCAACGAAGTGAGACAATCACTGGAGAGCCTGCAGCATATCTTCGACAGCAAATTACAAGCAGGTATGCTGCTGAATAAAAGATGCAAGGAATTAGGATTGAAATTCAACAAAGTCAAAAAAATATATGAAGCAGCCTAGTTATAGAATCTATCCCTCATTACTTGACAAATTCGACAAGTATTTGAGAGCTGACGAAGAAGTGGAAAGCTTCTGGAACATTGATAATGAAACCGGAGAGTATAAACGCTCTCCGGAAGAAATCGAAGAGAACCTGAAGCAAGACCTTCTGGATGCTATCAACCGTGTACCGTTTGAGAGTGAGGCGGCAGACAAGGGAACTGCCTTCAATGCTATCATTGACTGCTATGTCCATTGCGAAAATCACGTGCCGACAGAACGATCCCCCTACTCCATCATTGGCGATAAGGAAACCAATACCATACAAGTAGCTTTTCCGGCAACGGATATCGCACCAGCACGGCATTTCCTTTTCGACAGACAATGGTGTATAGAACAGGCAGAGTATTTCAAAGGCTCATTAAGCCAGATCTATGTATCCGCCATTCTTCCCACCCGGTATGGTGACACGGAATTATACGGATTCATTGACGAGCTTCGGAAAGACATCGTCTATGATATCAAGTCTACATTAAAATATGAGTTCGGCAAATATGCCCACGGATGGCAGCGCCATGTATACCCCTATTGCCTGATAGCCTCCGGTCAAATGGAAAGCATAAAAGCGTTTGAGTTTACGGCTTATGCGCTAAAGGGCGGTACCAGCCGCACACCGCTTATCAGTGGTACGCAATATCCGGAATATTATACTTACAATCACGAACAGACAGTGAAACTGCTCACGGCACACGTAGAACATTTCATAGAGTTTTTGGAAGCTAATAGAGAATCTATCACGGACAAGAAGATTTTCGGACTGGAATAATGGCACAAGAAGCTATCCTTATAAAAGAAAAAGGTGTGGTAACACTGAACAAGTCCTTTGATTTCATGTGCTCGCAGCTCCGTAACGGTCGCTACAAGTTAATTATCGAACGTTACACAGAGCCGCGCACATTAAGTCAAAACGCCCTGATGTGGCTTTGGTTTACCTGTATCGAACAGGAAACAGGAACGGACAAACAGGACGTACACGATTATTACTGCAACCTATATCTACGAAGGACAACCATTATCAAAGGAAAAGAAACGGTCATAGCCGGAAGCACATCGAAACTGAACACACTGCAAATGACGGATTTTTTGAATAAGGTCAAAGCAGATGCAGCCACGGAACTGGGAATAACACTTCCCCTTCCGGAAGACCGTTATTATAACGAATTTGTCAACGAATATAAATATAGAAGATAATGAAGATCATAAAAGCTAAAATCACCAAAGACAGTACCTTGGTGGCCACCTACAAGGATGAGAATGGTACAACCACCGTAGAAGGCAAGAACCTGGTAACATCAGACCTTATCAATGCGTTCAGCAAGCTGAATCCCCACGCCGCTTTGCTTACAGAACAGAAAGAAGTGGACGGTATAGAATCAGTAGATGAAGTGCCTGATATCATAGGACAGGTGCTTGACGTTACAGGGTATTCCATTGGCGGAGATGGAGATAATGAAGGGGTTACTCTGATAGCCAAACGTTTTCTCAAAACAGGAAAAGTTCTGAACCTATGCGCTCCGTTCACCATGTTCAATAATGAGAATGAATCGTATATCAATGCCTTCGAGCTGGAGCAGGAAATCCAATCCTGTGAGTTCGAAGTCAAAGAGTATCTGTTCAACAAAAAATGGCGAATTGTACAACAGGAACTTCCGTTTGAGGAAGACACGGCGAACGCAGACGTACAACCGGACGCCATTCCAGAAGCCGGTACAGACTTCAATCAAGAGGTTGCGGAATTCCAGCAGGCTATGAATGATGCAGGGGTTGACATAATAATGAACGGAACGAAAATTAAATCACGTAAACCACGTAAAGTCAAACAACTTGCATCATGATACCGCCGTCCCCATTTTGCGTAACTACTACCCCCAACTGCTTCAAATTAGCCTTCCCATATCATCCAAGATTAGTGGAGCTAGTCAAACGGATTCCAAGTGTAAAACAGAATATCCGGGCAGCCTATATCGCTGACGAAAAAGCTTGGAAGGTATCTCTACAAGATAAGGAATACGTGAGGATGATGGCAGATTGGGCGGTACAGACAAAGATATGCAGCCGGGTACAGCACAAAGTGACAACAAGAGAGTATAATGACTATACTATTCCCGACCTTCCAAAACTTACGGTTCCACACGGATTGCTGTTGGAACCGTACGAATATCAGAAAGAAGGCATCGCTTATGCGCTACAGCACAAGCGGTGCATATTCGGGGACCAACCGGGACTGGGAAAGACATTACAGGCAATAGGCACGGTTACGATAGCAAAAGCGTATCCGTGCCTTGTCATTTGTCCGGCCGCATTGAAAATAAACTGGCAACGTGAATTTAAGAAATTTGCCGGAAAAAATGCCATGATTCTGGATGATCGCAATAAAGCCAGCTGGCACCGTTTCTTTGAGACTAAATGCTGCAACATATTCATAACAAATTATGAATCACTGAAAAAGTTTTTTGTACTTAAAGTAAAGGAGGATGCACGGTTTACCATGAAATCCATTGAGTTTGACCCACGAATATCGTTATTCAAATCCGTAGTCATTGACGAATCACACAAGTGCAAATCCACCAAGACCCAGCAATCCAAGTTCGTAGAAGGAATATGTAAAGGCAAAGAATATATCTTGGAACTGACGGGAACCCCAGTAGTGAACAACAATACAGACCTTATACAACAACTCAAGATAATGGGACGATTAGAGGATTTCGGAGGATACAAGTATTTCGTAGAGAGGTTCTGCGATGGACCTAAACAGTCAAGCAATGTGAAAGAACTGAATTGGAGGTTATCATCGACCTGCTTCTTCCGGCGCGAAAAGGCCAAGGTACTCACTCAGTTGCCGGACAAGTCACGCCAATATATAGAGGTGGACATATCCAATCGCAAAGAATACGACAAAGCGGAAGCCGACCTGATACAGTATCTCCGGACTTACAAGAATGCGGACGATGAAAAGGTGGCCAAGGCATTAAGAGGCGAGGTAATGGTGAAAATGGGAATATTGAAAGCCATATCAGCCAGGGGAAAAATCAAAGTCTTTTCCGAATTCATCCATGACGTGATTGACGGAGGTGAGAAACTGATAGTCTTTGCTTACCTGAAAGAAGTAGTACAGGAATTAAAGAAGATATTCCCTGAAGCTGTCACCGTTACAGGCGAAGACAATGCTACTCAAAAACAGACAGCGGTAGACCGCTTCCAAAACGCCCCTTCTTGCAAGCTGATCATCCTTAACTACAAATCAGGAGGTACAGGTCTTACATTGACAGCTTCCAGCCGTGTGGCGTTTATCGAGTTCCCATGGACTTTCTCCGATTGTGAGCAGGCAGAAGACCGAGCACATCGGAACGGACAGAAGAACAACGTAAACTGTTACTACTATCTTGGAAAGGATACTATCGACAAATATATGTATGATGTCATTCAGACCAAAAAAGGAATAGCCAACGGAGTGACAGGGACGGATGATGTGGTTAAGGAGAATGTGGTAGATATGGCAATGAACCTATTCAACGGAAGAATATGAGGAAACAGACAACACCATTATCAGAAAGCCAAATACAACATGATTGTTTGGTATGGTTCCGGTTACAATATCCCAAACTGGCTCGTATGCTTTTTGCAGTGCCCAACGGTGGCAAACGTGATGCCAAGACAGGAGCACGGATGAAGTATGAAGGAGCAGTGAGAGGTGTAGCAGACTTGATTTTGCTCATACCCAAAAAGGGATGGGCTTCCCTCTGTATAGAGATGAAGACACCGAAGGGTACACAGAGCGAGCACCAACGAACGTGGCAGACAGAAGCAGAAAGATACCAAAACAAGTATGTTATCTGCCATTCACTACAGGAGTTCATAAACGAAGTAAATTCTTACCTACAATGACTTATATAGATTACGTAAACCAATTTTGGAAGACACATCAGAGTGTAGCATTTTCCTCGAACGAAGTTTATTTGTACTTCTTCCTTTTGAACGAGTGCAATAGTCGGGGTTGGGAGAATCCGTTTGAGTGTCCCAACAGACGAATCGTCCTCGCAACCGGTATATCAGAACCAACCGTAATTGAAGTCAGGAACAGATTACAGCAAAAAGGTTTACTACAGTTTGAGTCAGGTAAGAAAAATGCGAAATCGCCCGTTTATTACTTAAATGATTTAAGTAAACCCTTAAGTAAACTCTTAAGTAATGACTTAAGTAAACCTTTAAGTAAAAAGGCTAACATTAATATAAGACTTAAGAGTAAAGATAATAATAACTCTAGCGAGTTATTTAAGCCCGAGCAGGAAAAACCTAAAAAGAAGCCTTCAAAACCAAAAACCGAATTTATAGCCCCTACCCTGGAACAGGTGAAAGATTACTTCCGTGACAAGCTCCCGGACTGGGAGCAGCAGGCAGAGATATTCTTCTACCACTTCGATGCGCTAAGCTGGAAAAACACCAACGGGGCTAAAATTGAACGATGGGACAGCCGGGCTAACCTTTGGATAATCGAAAAAAGACTTCAAAATGGAAACAAGCCTACAAAAACAGATCACTGTGATAATGTCTCCAGGACAGATACCTCAATCCAGGAAAAAGCCGGAGACACTGACACCGCTCCAGCAGACCTTGAGAAATGGATCAACAGCCTCCCAATTGGTTGACGACTGGTCCGGCACGCAAGCCCAGCTGAATTGTAACCTGACATTAGCACAAGCAATCAGGATTGAGGGTATTCCCACCCTTGCGGACATCAATGTTGTCTTCGGCAACGCCACATCAGTCAGGATTATCACAGAGCACCTGCAATCAATCCTCCGATACGCAGGCATTGATATCGCACCTCAACAACTTGCCGAAACGGCGCTAAGCATATTGGCCAGCTATTATTTTCTCAATCTGGCCGAGCTTTGCATATTCTTCACACAGCTTAAAAACGGAAGCCGTGGACAGTTCGTCTGGGGAAACAGGATAAACAACCAGTCCATTATGGTAGCCCTATCGGACTTTTGCAGGGATAGAAGAGACGAGCACGTCAAACTGTCCAATGAAACCGCCATGAAACAATCCCAAAAAGGTTTCACCCGGATAGAAGATGCAGCGTGCGCCATGATTGAGGGAGTAAAAAACATTCAGGAACTCAAAAAAAAGGCTAAAAACGATTTCAGCGCCTTCACAGAACTTTTTCCTAACGTTCCAAACAACCATACTGCCTACACCTATTGGAAGGCATACGGGGGAAATGAGGATGCAATACGGGCTATATACGGAGATAATGCACCACCTCCCAATATAGCAAGCGACGATATAGGAAAATTCTTATGCGAGTATAATATCAGAATCAATCACAAATAAATATTATCAACCACTTCAAAATTAAGTAACCATGGCAAGTAATGAAAGTTTCAAACAGGCAATCAAAGCCTATCTGGACAAACGGGCGGAAGAAGATTCACTGTTCGCCCCCAAATATGCGAATGAGAAGAAAAGCATTGATGAATGCTGTAGTTATATCATGGGTGAAGCCAGGAAGCGTGGTAACGCCGTAGCGATTTCAGACGAGGAGGTCTACGGGATGGCAGTGCACTACTATGATGAGGACGATATCAAAATAAACCGGCTGCCTGCCGGAGAGAAAACGTCCGTATCATCCTCCGCCAAACCTGTGGAACTCACCGAAGAAGATAAGAAAGCGGCACGTGACAAAGCAATCGCACGGCTGGCGGAAGAACAATACCAGACACTCAGGAAGAAAAACGTCCGAAAGAAAGCGGATGATAATGTCCAACAAATGAGCCTGTTCTAATCATGAAACCGAGAACGAAACTTGAGAAACGTGTAACCGAACTAAGCGGCAAACTGTCCGCCGTTACCGAAGTACAAAAAGAATGGGCGAAAGAACATATATTCACCCACGAAGCATATAGGTGCAAGGATGAGCTATGGTGTTCCGAGTGCGGCGGAACATGGATAGACACAAGCAATAGCGAGCTGGGAACCACCCTGCTCGGTGATACGACCGAATGCCCATACTGCCACCACAAACTGGACGCAAAGGTCAGCCGGAAACGAAAAGTCGAGGAAGAAAAGTATATGTCCATCTTACAGACCGCCGGAGAGTTCCAAATCATAAGACATATACTATGCTGCAAGTACGTCAGAAAAAGGAATTTTGATTTGAACAGCAGACAGGATTATATTCACTATACTTTCTTTGAAGTGGTTCAGGAATGGATCACCGTCGAGGGGAAACGCACCATCATGGCAAAACCGATGAATATGGGAAGCAGCGGATGGATATATTCGGAACCACTGAGCATAAAGGGTGAATACGGCAGTTACAGCTGGAATTATCGTGGAGACCTATATGCGATATGGGGATGGATATATCCAAGAAAGAAACTGATCTCGGAATTGAGAAAGCGGGGAATCGGGAAACGGTTCCCCGATGTACCCCCCTCAAAACTTGTACGAGACCTTCTGAAAGGTGGCAATGATGCGGAATTATGTATCAAGACCGAACAGACGGATATGTTAAAGCACATGTACAAAACGGGCTATTACCAACTCCGATATAAACCGTCCTTCAACATCTGCAACCGCAACCGTTATATAATCAGAGATGCAAGCATGTGGAATGACTATATAAGCCTGCTGTCCTATTTCCACAAGGATCTGCATAACGCCAAATACGTATGTCCCAAAAATTTAAAAGCCGAGCACGACAGATTACTAAGAAAGAAAAATGAAATTGAGGCAAGGCAAAGAAGGGAAAGGGACAGAATAAAGGCTATCCAAAAAGAAAAGCAGCTCAAGGAGGATATAGCATCATTCTACAACCGGATGGAAAGATTCTTCGGCATGGAAATCAAAGGCGACGGCATAACCATCCGTCCGCTTGAAAGCGTAACCCAGTTCTACAAGGAGGGCAAAGCCATGCACCATTGTGTATACGCCAACAGGTATTACAGACGCAGTGAATGCCTGATCATGACAGCCATAGCCGGAGAAAAACATGTGGAAACCATCGAAGTGAATCTTAAATCTTTTCAGATAGTACAGTCAAGAGCCGTATGCAACGGAACATCAGAGTATCATGACCGCATTATAAGGCTTGTGGAAAAGAACATGAGTTTAATCAAAAAAAGAATAGCATAATGAAAGATTATATAGAATTTTTGAAAGACAAGATGGCAATCAGCCATCAGACAGGATTTGAAGTTAAGGCTGATGAACTTACCCCGTACTTATATCCCCATGTGAAAGATACAGTACGTTGGGCTGTTTCCGGCGGTTGCAGGGCGATATTCTCCAGCTTCGGTATGCAGAAGACCGTAACTCAGTTGGAGATACTGCGGGTGATCCTGAACCGCACAGGAGGCAAAGGGTTGATAGTTTGCCCCAAGCGTGTAGTAGTGGAGTTCCTGACACAGGCCGAAAAGCATCTGGGCATGAAAGTGAACTATGTACGTACTATGCAGGAGGTAAAGCAATGTCCGACCAATATCATGGTGACAAACTATGAACGTGTCCGTGACGGTGAAGACGGAATAAGAATAGAACCTTCCTACTTTACCGTTACCTCATTGGATGAAGCGAGCGTATTACGTGGATTCGGGACCAAGACCTATCAGGAGTTTCTTCCTCTGTTTGCAGAAGTTCCGTACAGGTTTGTTGCCACTGCCACGCCATCACCCAACAGATACAAGGAGCTGATACACTATGCCGGCTACCTTGGAGTGATGGATACCGGGCAGGCACTTACAAGGTTCTTCCAGCGAGACAGCACGAAAGCGAATAACTTTACCCTTTATCCGCACAAGGAAAAGGAGTTCTGGCTATGGGTATCTACATGGGCGTTGTTCCTCACCAAACCGTCCGACCTCGGTTATCCCGATACTGGATATGAACTGCCGGAACTTCGTGTACATGAAGAAGTCGTAAGCGTGGATAACTCCACTGCCGGTACCGACCGTGACGGACAAGTGAAGATGTTCCGTGAAGCTGCTCTCGGACTTGCTGATGCAGCGAAAGAACGCCGGGATAATATGTCTGAAAAAATGGCCCGTG